GGTCTCTTCCCTGTCTCATTGCCTCATTGTCTTCTTTTTCCCCTGCTTCTTTCTGCGTCTTATCCTGGAAGACAGCGATTGCAGAGCTGTACGGGTTCAATCCGCAGATGCTTCCGGCATCACTTCCACCGATGCCCAGTTTTCTGTATCGCAGCCATTCTTCATGGCTCATATCTACTGTCGAAATTAATTTATGTAATTTCACTTGATTTACCTCCTATGTTTGCCCTATAATTGAGCTGTGTTATTATTTTTCAAGTCCCGGATCGCCCGCCAAAGCACCGGGACTTTTTACTACCTCGAGTGTCGCTTTCTCAACGATCACCGATTCTTTCGTCTCTTCATTTATTGCATGCACATAGATGCTGTTATGGTGCCAGATCCGGTACTTGTCCGAATCAATCCCGGCCAGTTCCAGGATGGCTCTGGCTTCCTGGTCGCGTCCTTCATTTACCCAGATCATCTGCTTTCCCCCTCCAGACGGATACATACTTTTGCCAGTTCCGCGGCAATCTTGTATTCTTTTTCGTATCTACTGCCTCCATGTGTTTCCTCCACTCTATCAACAAATTTCTGGAGGCTTCCCGAAAAGCAGCCACATCTTACCCCTATCGTATCATCCTTAGTCCTGTAAAATGTAACATATCCATCCCGGCTCCCGATCGGTCCTTGTACAAAGAAATGCCTCGTATTGAAAACTTCTGCGTTGCCGTAAACCCACGCGTTGCCGTAAACCCACGCGTTGCCGTAAACCCACGCATCGCCGGAAACTCTTGCATCGCCGTAAACCTTTGCATTGCCGTAAACCCACGCATTGCCGGCGACCTGAACTTCGCCGTAAACCCACGCGTTGCCGTAAACCCACGCATCGCCGGAAACTCTTGCATCGCCGTAAACCTTTGCATTGTCGAAAACTCTTGCATCGCCGGAAACTCTTGCATCGCCGTAAACCTTTGCATTGCCGTAAACCCACGCATTGCCGGCGACCTGAACTTCGCCGTAAACCCACGCATTTCCGAAAACTCTTGCGTTGCCGTAAACCCACGCATCGCCGGAAATCCACGCATTTCCGAAATGTGAAAGATTTTCCTCTTTCTCGATGTATCCGCCGAACTCTCCAGTTTTGACAGACCCGAAATCACGCACTGCTCTGATCCGGTACAGTGTTTTCCCGTAAACTGTGACCGTTTCCTCTGTTAATTCATATTTTTTCATTCTGCTTCCTCCTTCTCCGCCCACAGCATGATGCGGATTACTACCGCACACCACACGGTAATTGTGGTTCCGACAATGTCACGCTCATTCAACAGGCTGTATTTTCCCAGCCACCAGAAGGCAAATATTGCGGCTGCTGTGGCTACGATCGGGGCGAGTACAGCCGCTCCGGTTGTTTCTTCCGCTTCTTCTGTTACTTCTGTTTCTCTTTTTTTCATTGCTTGTCCTTTCTCCGCCTGCTCAGGCGGTCTTATCCTCTTTGTAGCTTGCCATCTCCAACCCTCTGCGGTTGGCTGTATCTTTCAGCCGCTTCCGGTTTTCATCTGGCAGTGTTTCAATCAGTACTTCCTTGCCATCGATTACGACAATGTTCATAATTTTCGGCATTGCTACCACCTCCCCTTACAAGCTATGCGTTTCCGCTTGTATTTGTTGCTTTGTTTTTTATTCATCTATTGTCAGAATCACAATCCAGAACAGCAACAGGATTGCTAATGGTTTCAACATTTCCCTACCCCGCTTTCTTTATTGACTTCACCCTGTTTTCCTCTTATCCTTGTTATACAGGCACTGCCATGCCGAGTACACAAGAAAGGAGATTGTTCATTATGGATATAAAGCCTATAAATGTTAGAGGATATGATACCTACTACACTGAATGTATTGATAACTCTGGAAAATATCTTTTAATTGCTATTCCTTCTACCGCAACTAAAGACATTTCCAATATTTGCAATACATTCTTAGAAGGTCACCTCATCACCATGATCGACTATGCCACTGTAGATAATGTTCGATTCATAAAAGCGTATTATTGACTGTAATGTCAATTTGTTTATGCTTTCCCGGATTGGCTGGATCAGCATTAAACAATTTTTGTAATGGCCAGCCATCTGGTCCCGGGAAAGTAACAACAACAGGCTCTTGCACTTCTCGACCGTTGATTTTCAAAATGTCCCTGTCAATATCTGCTTCTAAAGATCTGATACACATTTCTCCTACCCCGCTTTCTGTTCTGTCATGGTTGCCATCGTTGAAATGATTCCGTCCATTTTACCCTTTGCATACTCTGAGAGATTATCCCAGTTCTCAGCAATTTTTTTGAAATCTTCCAGGCGTTTTTCTTCTTTTGTCTGATTAATCTGTTTCTTCATGTTCTCACCTCGCTTTTATTTCGTTGTGATATTACTATATAACAATGCAATTATTTTGTCAACGTTTTTTATAAAAAATTATTGCAACGCAATATTTTTTGTGTTATACTTCGTTTAAACATAGAAAAGCGAGGTGATTAAATACGAACGAAAGGATACGTAAAATAAGAAATGCACTAAACCTAAACCAAACCGTTTTTGGTGAACGTATAGGAGTTAAACAGTCTGCTATCGCCAGTTACGAATCTGGTGCCAGAACTCCTCTTGATACAGTTATTGTTTCTATATGTAGAGAGTTCAAAGTAAATGAAGAA